TGAGCCAATGCCAGCTTCAAGTAGGTGAGATGCGGGCTGTCGATCAGGTTGCCGTAGTCATCGGTGACGGCATTGAGATTGAGGGTTTCCTGTGCAGAGGAAAACAGGTCACGCAGGAACTTGTTGTTCTGCGGACCCATGACCGTCTTGGCCCGGTTGTTGATACCAATGTGGTACTTGTAATACAGCTTACGCAAGCCTTTCTGAGTGATCTCAGCGTACTTGCGAGCACTGAGGAACTCGAGATCAAAAGCTGCATTCATGCTGCGGAGAGCTTGCCGGACATTCGGCGGAATCGTGCCATCATCCTTTTCGGGGATGTCACCATACCAGCCCATCAGCAGGGCCTTCAGGTTGTCATCACCCAAAGACTCCATGACATCATACATCTGGGTATTCAAGCCATGAGCCACACGCTCACGCTTGTACAACCCAATCCGCATCTTTTCGGGCAGAACGGTGTTGGTGTACTGAATCACCTTGTCTACCATTGAGAGGTCTTCAGGCGGTGCATCACTGGCTTCCCACATGCGAGGAAGCTCAAATAGCTTAGCCGTCTGATCAATCTCTACTAGTCGCTTAACCGCTTCCTTATGGGAGCTCTCATTTGGCACCAGGATGCGGGACTCGTACACCACACCCTCATCATTCTCATCCTGGTACGCCTGCATGGGTGTCGTGGCATACGTAAACACACCAGGCTGAGTGGTTTCAAAGTTGCCAGACCGAACCAATGCTTCAATTGTGCTCAAGCCCAGAGCCAATGGGGCACCCTGAGCAATCGACAAGCTAATGTCACGCTTGGACTTAGCACCCATCAGGGTGAGCGCCAATTCAGCAATGTCCTTGGCCCAAGCACCAGGAAGGGCTGCACGACGAGGTTTACCTTCCTCATCGATCGGTGTGTTATACATGGCCGCGTTGCGGTAAAGAACGATGATACCGGCCATGGCAAAGGCACGGGCCACCACCTCAGGCACTGTACCGTCTTCGGTCATGAACACAGCTACTGAGGCAAAGGGCTTGTCTTTGTCTTCACGGTAATTGAACTTTCCCTGGGCAATCTGGAAGATGCCCGTAGGAATATCATCCCGATTGGCATTGGCTTCGGACGTAACATCATATTCTTTGCCAGTGCCATACAGATGGTTCAGCAATTCTTCCGCAGCCGGAGCATAGAGGTCGTACAAACCAGCCTGTTTAAGCTGGCTCATCATATATTCAAACGACACATCTTCCTTGATCGTGAACCAATCAAGGATAGTCTTGCCAGCTACTTTGGCCCAGTTGGGGACTGAGAAGAGGGAGTTTTTCTCCGGAACTGCTTCCACAGATTCCTGAGCAGTGTTGCTATCAACGCCAGTGTCAGAAACACCAGCAGACTCTTCTCTAATATCTTCGAAAGCAGCCGCTGCCACTGTCTCTCGGTCATTGGCTGTTTCGGCTCCAAGGGCGGCTTCGAGTTCATCGGCAGGTTCCTCTTGAATTGGGGCAGGCGTGTCCAGATCTGCCTTGTTTACTGCAGAGATGGAGTCCATTTCATTACGAATAACTTCAGGCAACCGATTGTCGAAGCGTGCAGCCTTGTATGCACTCTTGAGATAGGGACGAATTGCGTCACCTACTTCAGCAAGCATCGCCTGGGAGTAGGCAGCAAAGGTCCGTGCACCACGCTCAATGTGGTAGATGGCCAGTTCTAAACTGGCTGCAACCAATTCTGGATCAAGCCCACTGTTGAGCTTGGTGCTCTTGAACTTGTTGCGCAGAGCTTCTGCTCTTTCCTCAGTGACGATAGTGTTGGGGGTGACCACAGGTGCAGCAGCCGACTCCGACGCCGTAGGCGCAGGCGTAGCCGGAGCCGCAGGCGGCGGGGGAGGCGTTGCCTCAACCTTGGTTTCAGGAGCAGCAACCGGTGTGGCAGCTTCCACTGCTGCACGGGCCGTAGCTTCCTGATCACGCGGCACAATGAGTTGACCCTTCTTGATGCTTGCGCCCTTGATGCCTTTTGCAGTCAGGGCCTTAAGGGCAGTCAGCAATATTGATCGCTCACCCTCGAGGGCAACCGTATCCACCGGTTCGGTCTTCTGGACGGGTTCCGTCTTTTGCTGGGGAGCAGGAGCAGTTTTCTTCTGTCGGCCTTCAATCGCTTCCCGCAGAGCCAGACGCTGTTCTTTCTGCGCCTTTTCTTTGTCAGCACGGGCTTCAGCTGCCGACATCACTTCAGGGAAGTTGGTCTTCAGTACGTCATACAGTTCCAGGGCATCGGCTGCATCTTCCAGCACGACATCCAACATTCGCACTGAGTTCGGGTTGTCCCACTGGACACGGAACGGCTTACCAGACGGCTTGCCATCCGCATCCAGGGTTTCGGTCCCTTCGATTTCAAAGAATCCTTCGGTATGAATCTCCTTGAGTTCAGGATATGCCGAGGGATTGTTCTTGTACTGGTATAGCTTCTTGACCGTTTCCTTGGCCTGTTGGAAAGCCGCAGCACGGACCAATACCTGCTTGATGAAGCGTGCGGCTTCAGTGGCCGCATCCACCTTGACCCGAGCCTTACGCTGTTCAGGACGCAACTGCCGGAGTGCATTGACGGTATTCTGGATGTGTTCCTGCAAGCCTTTCTTACGACGATTGGCTTTGCCGGTCGTATTCCAACCAACGTTCAGAACCTGATCGGATACTTCTTCGCTCTTCTTAGACTTGGTTCCACGCTCTGTAGCCTTAGCCTTGATGCGATCAATCGCACCCTTGAGCTGTGTCACAAAGGGTTGGAAGTCCTTGTCGACAGCCTCTGTAGGTACCTGAGTGATATCGACAGACGCTGCAGCTTCAATCAGTGCAGCCGCCTGTGGATTCTCAGAAGCCGCTTCAGCGGCCTTCTGGATTCGTGCAGGCGTGATGTTGGCAATAGCCGACTGGGCTTCTGCTAGATCCTGCTGTAGTGATGCCGTAGCACCAGCTGCTGCGGCCTGCTCTTCAGTCACTTCTTCATCGGGCGTAGGCGCATTGGCAATACGCTCGAGATCAGAGACAGTGAGTACCGTTTCAACAGCACTCTTTTCCTCATCGCTCAGATCAAGCGGTGCTACTGCTTCGGTGGGTGCAGCAGGCGTTTCTTCCTGGCGATTGCTTTCCGTTGCAGGCGCTTCTGGCGTTGTTGCTGCTTCTGTGGTCGTTCCACCAAGTAAAGCTGCTTCAATGGCGTTCTGTGCCTTTTGGGCACTGAGAACAGTTGAAATGTCCGCTGCCGTTGTCGGTGCTTCCACGCCTGAAGCACTTCCTGGACCCGTGTCCACAGATGTCGTGGTATCCGGAGCCATTGTTTGAATCGTCTGATCAAACTTGGAAGCCAGGTCTTGAGCTGCATCGACGGCTGCCTGTTGTGGAGTGGAAGCACGGTTGCCCAAACCGGTCTTGACGCCATTTAGGCCAAGAGAAACGCCGGCCCCAATGGCTCGAGACATGTCTCGGATAAGGCCCGGGGAACGCATACCACCTGTAAACATCGAGCTAATGGCAGCCGCTTCACCGACTGCACCACCAACGCCTTCCATTGGATCACGACCGGCAAGTACGTTGTCCGTCACCTTGTTGGTGATGGCCATGCCACTTTCTTCAACCACCTCGCCAGCGACGGCCATGGCAGTGGGTAGAACGGTATCACCCAGGAAGCGCGTAGCAATTCCCTTATTGTGAATGCCCAGCGGATCTAGTTCGAATCCCGGAGTGACTTTACCCAAGAGGAAGCCAGCTGCTAAGGCCGTACCGCCTGCAATACGAGCCTGTCGCTCTGCTTCCTCGGGATCATTGGTTTCACGCAACACACGTTCATAGGTTTGTCCGTAGCTGCCTGAACCTTCTAAGACAGCACTGAGTGTTGCTACGCGTGTAGCCAACGCACTGGCAGCATCACCACCAATTGCAGCTAAGCCTCGGCTCAAGACACCTTTAGCAGCTGCACCAGCAGCAAAGCCCATAGCTTTTGCTGCAGGACCAATCATGAGATAAGGAGACTGTGCCATTACATCGGCAAAGGTATTGCTACCTGTCGCAGCACGAGCAGCTCCCTCTACGAGCCCTGCCCACTCACCTTCCTGTTCGGTAACGCGGCGAACCGCAGCAGCATCATCCTCACGTTCCTGCAAATACGCAGGTGAACGCAGTTGATCGAGGATTTGTGAGTTACGAGCGGCATCAGCCAACTCATAGCCGGGAAGAGCGGCAAGAGGAATGCTACCAATGCTTTGAAGCGTGTCCAGGATACCAACGGCAGTATCCTGAACTTGATTGCGATCACGATAGTTAGCTCCCGCTGCGATCAGGTTATCAAATGCAGCTACACGTGCATCTGAATCCAGCGGAGTTTGATTCAGCTCTTTGACACTGCGGGCCGTTGTATTGCCGTATTTGACGGTGGAATCTGCCATGCGTCACCAGAGCTAATTGTAGGAAAGGCGGGAGGTTGCCCTCCCACCCGTGATTATCTCTGGTTTAGGTTCTTTTGCAAGGAGATGTCCACAAAGTCCCAAGGCTTTTTGCTAGCTTGCTGCCAACCTCGACCTTCCTTCGTCAGTCCATACACTTCTCGTGCACGTGCAGGTACCGATCGCTTACCGGCCGCAGCGCCTTCCGTTTCTTGGGCAGCTCGAAGATTTTTTGCAATTGCGGTGTCGTATTGTGCCGTCCGCTCAAGCAGAACTGTTTCCAGTCCCTTGTCAGCACCGATTAGGTTGTAGGCAACGTACTGGCGAACTAATTCCTGGGCAGCACCATCATTTCCAACAAGCAACAGCTCTGCAATGTTCGCCTCTTGTTCCGGCAGCAATGGAATGTATTTGCCGTCAGGAACAGGAACATTCATTTCTTGAGCCACGCTACCCATGATGTCTTTTGCAATGGCGCGTGCATCGTCACGAGCGTCCTGCACATCCTCACTGTCCTTAGCCAGTGTGAACCAACCCTTACCCTCAGCCATGTCTTTATTGTTGTTCAGAACAGCTTGGTTAATGGCTTCAGGAGCCATGTCCGAATACTTGTTGACGCCCATGGCCTTGGCACCAGCTGAAGCCAGTTCCAGATCACGAGTCGCAACAGCCTTTTCTCGCGTCAGGCGATTTGTATCTGCAGCCAAGGCAGACAGAGCACTGTCGTAGCCAATCCCTTCTGGTGAAGTGGTGGCACGTTGTGCCTCAGAAACAATGCCTCGAGTGTTAGCATGGTTCTTTACAAGGACTTCACCGAACGCATCTCCGGCTTTGTATTGTCGTGCAAACTGGTTAGCCGCAGCCTGTCTCTGAGCGGGGCCTGCAGCAATACCGTCTGGCGTAAGGGTCCAGGCAACAAAGGCATCTTCTGCAGCTTGTCGATTAAGCGTCGTCTCTAGCTGCAGCTGAGCCGCTCTAGCTGAAGTACGGGCTGCTGCGGTCTGGGCACGTTGCTGTTCCTGGCTAAAAGCCGTATCACGCAAATCATTGAGGTACTTAACGGCCTCAAAGCCTGCCTCAGACTTCCAGAATGGATTGTTATCCAGCTCGAATTCTTTGCCTGCTCGAGCCAATGGCTCATACGGCTGGACCATGGTTGCAATCAGCTCTCGCTGCTTACGCGCTGCTGCATCTGCTTCGAGCTTAGCCACTTGAGCTTCATTCTCTCGCAGATTGCTTTCACCGACTTTACGGCTAAACATCTGTCCTTCACGAGCATTGGCTGCCGTGGCAATAGCCAAAGGATCAAACTGCCAAGTGTTAGGTGTAGCAGCCTGCTGAGCCATCGGATCGTTGCTGTTGGCAATGGCAGCAACAGCAGCGCCAGTGGCAGCTTCCTTGATGTCCTGATTGGCCTTCCCAAACACCTTACCGATGTCCTCAAAGCCAGACGCAGCCTGTCGGCCAGAGCGCAACAGAGCTTCAATGGCTCCCACGTTGGGAGCGGCGTCTACATTCTGCCAAGTGATTGGACGAGCCATGGATTAACCACCCTTGCCGTACTTGGAACGGTTGACCAGTTCAGCAGCCGCTAGGGCTGCAGCTCGCTCAGCTTCGCTGTTGTAGTGACGACCATTGATCCGGTCACTTACCTGCGTGTTGTAGCTGCGAACCTGGTTGTCCAAGTTGATGTTGAATTCCTTCTTCTGCTGGTTGAAAGCATCCTTGGCCAGGCTCAGGCCCTTGAGGCCGGTGTACGCCGAAGTGAGGCCAGACAAGGTGTTCAAACCAGCCATGAACAGGGGAGCATTTGAGCCAAGGTAGTCACCAAAGCCATTAGCATCCCCAAAACTGGTGTATGCGAGAGGGTTGCGCCACTGCGGAGCCGTTGCTCCACCATCACTCAAGGTGTTGAGCGTAGGGAACATGTTGCCTGTGTTGCCATTGAGCCAATCAAAGCCCTGGGAAGCAGCAGGAATGCCATTCCAAGCATAGGGGAGCTTTACCCCAGTGAAGGAAAAAGGATTGGTTTCGTCACCCATGGGGGATCCTCCGACAGATACTGCGTAGATTGAGTTACGTGAGCCTTGGAGTCAAGGTCAACTCGGTAAACCGGTTGATGGGCATGGTGAGTCGGTATGTTAAGCCATCAACCAAACTCAATGTCCGTCCCAGGAACTCATCCAGATTTTCCTTGGGGGGCCACAAAACAGCGTATTCAGCCACATCTCGCATGAGGTCTTCCGGGAAGTATTGCTCCATCATCTTTTTGAGCTCTTCCATCGGATTGTTGGGGGAGGTGATGTAGTCGTTCCACTTGCTCTGCGCCTCCCTGAGCTGGGCAAACTCAGCGTTCGTGTACGTCGACAGGCCCACCAGAATCATATTGGTTACGTTCAATACGGTCATGGGCAAAGTAGCGGCAGGGATGGCTACACCGATGTTCTCGAGTCCTGCTCCAAAGGCCCAGGACACAGCAATCACAGCCACGATGGAAACCAGGGCACCCCATTCCGGACCCCACTGTTCAGCAGCCCATTCACCAGCCTCTTTGGCTACGAACGAGATTGTCATGCTGATACCAATGATGATCAGACCTGTGATCACTGCCGCTACGGCAGCAATGACAGTTAGGGACACACCAATGAGTACGGCTCCAACGGCGGCACTGACCGAGGAGTAGATAGCCAACACTGGACCGGTGAGGCTACCGCCGCTGAACACAATGACGGCAATGGCAATCACAGCCAGGATGACGCCAAAGATGCCCTGCTGGTACCACTTCTTTTTCACAACCTGGAAACAGTTGAGCACCAGATGAAAGGCTTCTTGAGCCAGCTGTAAACGCTCTCGACCTGACAGGCTGACAAACACTTCATATTCAAGTGGAATCAGGAATCCGCTGCCAAAGTCGCCTTCAGGGTCATTGATGGCTGCCCAGCCACTGCTCTGAACTTTCTTACCTTTGTAGACATAGTTTTCGTGCCACAAACCACAGACACAGAGCTCTGCATAGGTGTTGTCTGTCAGACGTTTACGCAGGTACAGCTTGCTGGCATCGAACGTGACGCTCTTCATCGCTGCTCGACCAACTAGGTAATTCGAGTTGAGAGTTTCCTGGGGACCATACTCCATTGTGTAGGTGGCCGGAAGCGTACCCACTTTTTCTTCATAGGTGATGTATCGCCAAGCGATCACCATGTTCACGGAGTTTTTCGTATCGTCTGGATCCAGGATGCGAATACTCTGGGCCGGACAGCCATCAGCTTTTGACTTAGGACTCAGCTGTCCACCGTAGGCCGCTACCCAGGCATCAAATGCTGCTTTGTTGTTTGGAAAGCTCGTACGCAACCGATCGAAGTATCGATAGTGATACTCCTTGGACGCCAGAGTTGTGCTGTTGAGTCGTGTTCCTGGCTGAATGAATGCGTAGTCAATCTGCTTCTCTTCTGCATTGTCCTGCAGCGTAGCAAGGATTTCATCGATGTCGATGTCCATCCTGGCGGCATATTCTTTGCTGGTCTTGTAGGCTGCGCCGGTTTCCCAGGCGGTGCCAGTGAACTTGATGTCATTCAAGTAAACGGCTTTCTTATCGCTCAATGCTTTCTTAAGAACAATGGCAGGAAATGTTCCTGACTCAGGCGTTTCCAGCATGCGCAGGTAGATGTTCAATCGAGCATCAGAGCCACCAAACGTGTAGTACATCGTGGCTGAGGGTGCACCATTGAGGCTGTACTCAATGACAATGCGCTTTTCAATGGACTCTTGGCCAGCAAAGTTCAGATCGGAATACCACTTGGTAATCTCCACCACTGATGCATTTGGATTAGTGAAAGTGAGCTTCCAGCCAATCTCATTAGGGTGATTGAGATCATCGTAAGGCAGCTGCTCGTAATCCAAAGTGGCATCGATCGCCAAGCCATTGTTGGCCGTATGCACAGCTTCATCATAGAAGTCGTAGCTGAACTCAGTCTCTACCAGCTGACGAAAGCGAGTGTCGTAATTGTCAGCGTAAGTTACCGTTGCTGTGTTCACCACAACAGTGTTCGCTGGAGGTGGATACACTCCAGCCAGATACTCTTTCACCAGCAACGTGAGCTGTTCGTTGTTAGGACCAGCTTCTATGACCGGGAAGCCAGTAGGCAACCCGGCATAGTAGTGCTTGCGTGCGTAGTTGTACCCCTGCGCAAGCTTCACGCCCAAGCCATCGAAAATTGCTTTGTCGATGGCTCGAGCTCGTGAAGTCCCTTGCATACCAGCTGCGATGACAGAAGCCTTGACGACATCTGGAATCTTCGTCGTGTCATCTTCACCCAGCGGGTAGATAACCGACGAGACGTAGATTTTCGTCTCGGTACTGAACAGTCCCATTACTGGTCACCAGGCGTATTCCAGTCAGTGTCCTGAGACGGAGCACCCGTAGCAGGCGTGTCAGCAGACACCATCGCACTCGGCAGGCCGAGGTCGTTGAGGTACTTGTTGTACGCCATCATCAGGTTGCCAGCCAGCGGACCCGGGCTCTGTACGCTGTCATCCAGCGCCTTGGCCGAAGTCCACAGATCCGCCAGCACCTTGACGCCTTTGTTCTTGCCGTCAAGCTGGTAGCTCTGGATCTGCTGCTGATACAGCTGTTTCTGGACACCAATGACACCGGCCACCGTGGTGGTATCCGTGTTGGTGTCGTAGGTCTGGGCACGCTGTACGTTGACCTGGGCATCCAGCAGGTTCTGCTGCTTGGTTGCCGTGACGAGTGCAGCTTCCTTGAGGTCGAAGTCACGACCGGTATGACCAGCCGGAGTGCCGCCACCCGGGAGACTGTCATGCGTCTTGACGTAGGCTTCGTCGTAGTTCGCCTCATTGACAGCCTGCTGTGCCTCAAGGGTGTTGATCTGCTGCTGCGTGAGCACCAGCTGCATCTTGCCGTTGGCGTAAGCCGTCTGAGCCGTGAGAGAAGCCACCTGAGCCGTATAGGCTTCAGCCTGGGCTCGATAGGCCATCAGCTTGGCCGTTTCCACTTCAGCCACGAGCTTGGCACGCTCGAGATAGGCATTCTGAGCCTGAATCTGAACCAGCTTGGCCTGCCAGTACGCCTGCTCGTTGCTGAGCAGGAACTGAACCGCCTGGGGCAGCACAGCCTGAATGGCAGCGATGTACACTGAAGCCACTTCACTCTGACCGATCAGGTTCTTCTTGTATTGGCTCTCAATGTGAGTGCTCAGAGACGACATGATCTTGTCGAACACACCGGTACCGGCAACGGCACCAGAAGTGAGGTCGTCGACTGAAGGCTGCGTCACCTCTTCTGAGAGGTCCAGTGGTACCGTGCCCACATCCGGGATGGTGACAGTCGGGGGAGCACCCAATGCCGGAATCGACGGCAAGCCGACAATCAATCCGCTGAACAACGTCCCAGCTTCGGAGAGAGCTTCGGCTGGTGTGGTGTAATCAAGCGCCATGAGTGGGATTCCTCAGAAATGAAAACGGGCCAAGGGAGGTGAAGTCCCTGGCCCGGGAGTGTATCAGAACCGGCTTACTTCGCCAGTTCGTTGCCCTGAAGCTGCAGTTTTGCCAGCTCTTCGAGCTCCTGCGGCGTCGGCATCGGGTGATACTGGATCGCGTACTTCTTGATCCACTGAGTGTTCAGGCGCTCAGGGGTGCCCGGGACACCAGTTGGCACCATGGCAGAGCGGCAGAACATCTGCGCTTCCATGTGCTGTACCAGGATCTTGGGCATGTACCACTTGTAGCCAAACGGAATGGCTTTGGTGATCTGGCCCAGCTTCCGGTTGCCCACACTGATCAGTGCAGCACTTGTCTCGGCATCGGCAGGATCCATGGACGTGACGGTAACCGGGATGAGAGCCAGGGCCTCCTTCAGGTGACGTTCCTCAGCCTCTGCAGGCGTCTCTTCCTTTGGGGCTGGCTTGGCTTCCAGCGTCTCTTTCTCAGAGAGGAACTTGTCGATGTTCTGCTGGATGGTTTCAGCCTTCTGGGCCGGATGATAGGCCACACCTAGTTCTTTGGCCTTGGCACGGATGGCTTCGAGATCAAAGTCAATGCTCATGACTAGCGTCCTCTGTGAATGAGGAAGTCATTATGCTAGTAAATCATTAAGAATTCAACGCAAAAGAAAAGGGCCGGTATTTCTACCGGCCCCTTCCTCACTCACGGACCCAGGTTAGACCGGGGCGACACCGCGGAGCAGGCCAATCCAGTCCGACCGCTCGATGAGCGTGCCGTAGTAGAACTGGATGGAGGCCAGACCCTTGTTGCCGTACGGGTTGTCCAGGGTGACCATTTCCTTGCCCGGGGGCTTGATGACCAGGTTGAACTTCGGCGCTTCCGGCGAGTTCGTCTGGAAACCAAGCGAGGTGAACGACTCCGCGCAGACCGCGAGGCAGTTGAACACATCGTAGTGGCTGGAAGTGGCGTAGAAGCCAGGATTGGACGTGACCGAAGCACCGATCGGGCCAGTGGCCGAACCATTGTGCTTGATCATTTCCTGGTGGACGATCACGCGGAAGCCAGCGACCGCACCGATTTCGCCCTCGAGAACCGTCGTCTGCGACGCGTACTTCTCGACCGGGACGAACATCTCGGTAAGGTTGCTGTTCTTCATTTCCATGAAGGTCGTGATCAGCTCAGGCGGGATGAACAGAGCACGAGCACCATTCACGGTCGCCGTGTCCGTCAGGGTCGAACCCTTCAGGATGGTGAACCGCTTCGGAGCGCGATTGCTGTCCAGAGCGATGCTGAGGCGGATGACATCGTTGTAGTCGATGATCGCCGCACCAGCGCCTTCCGCCGACACCGTGGCCAGCGACGTGGCAGTACCCGCATAGCGGACCACACCAGCGCCGTTGATCAGGTCGAGCTGCAGGAGAGCTTCCTTCAGCTGCTCAGCGCCCTTCACCAGCTCGTCGGTGAAGTGGCTGCGCATCTGCATGTCGCTGTCGAACTGCGTGCTCTCGTCCGTCCAGTCAGCGAAGAAGCCCACTCGCGTGAGGTTCGCAGACACGGACGTACGGGTGATACCGACGCGGTTGACACGATCAGCACCCTCCGACACCAGCGGGATCTTCGACGTGATGAGGCCGAAGTCACGGCTCGAGCCGTAGAGGTTACCGTAGCCGGGGTTGCCACCACCAGCACCCGTGAGCGCCGCACCCGAGGCATCAATGCCCTGCAGGTTGACGTTCAGGTCGCTGAGCAGCGGGTAGTACCGGTACTTCGTGAAGGTCTTGCCGTAATGCGCCGGCATGTTCTGAACGCTGGAGAGCTTCGAGAAGTGCGAATACTTCACTGCCTCGATGATCGCCTTGCGATTCAGGTACTTGACGACTTCCTGCGAACCAATGTCGCTAGGGGTGCCCGGAGGGGCGTTGTATTCCATAGCCATGATGCGTCACCTCAACTGTTTACATTCGAAATGTCTTACGGAAGTGAGCCTCGAACGTCGCATCGTCCATTTCGTCGATATTCACCTGAGGCTTGGCACCGGGAGCAGAAGCTTTGGTCGGTGCGGCTGCGGCGGCCTTCTTCGAATTGGCGGGGGGTTGAGGCGTCACAGTTTTCTGGGCGACAGGAGTTGGTGTGGCAGCAGCCCCTGGAACGGGGCCGAATCTGCCAGCCTGCATCATCTGCTGACCCACGCGGGTGTACGACTGAAGGAAGGTTTCGCCGGGAGGAAGCTGACCCAACAGCTTCGCACGATTCAGCTCTGCCACAATCAGGTCGTAACGACCCATTTCCTTCTGCTCGGTCAGGACTTGCAAGACTGCCGGAGTTCGGTAGATCTCCGCCTTGGTCGCCTGGTCCCAAGCTTGTGCGTCAGAGAGCACTTTCCTTCCCGCATCCGAGGCCGAAAGATCGGCTACCGTCGACTGGAAGACAACCTGCTCATCTGTTACACGATGATCCGAAGGGGCGTAGGTGCTTGCCTCGGCAGAATCCAAAGTTAATGGATCCACCTTCACTGAGTCAAGTAGTTTCTTGATAGCCCCCGGTTTCCCGGCTTGAACGTCGATGAGATGGCTTAGCTTCTCTTCATCGAGCAGGCCGTTGTTCCGCAGCATTTCAACGTACTTGAGCTCGTTGTGAATGCGATTGAGCTTCGAATGAAAGCCGACACCCTTCTGAATCAGACTGATGGCTTCTTCAGGGTTGTTCAGCTTGATGTCCTGGCCAGCTGCGCGAATGGGCTGACCAAACAGCCGCTCGTAGATGGCCTTGTAGTCGGGCTCCACTGCGGCTTCGCCGCCTTCGGCTTCGCCTGCGGCGGCAGCCTGCGTGTCGCCCTCCACCGGTTTTGCAGCAGGCTCATCTGGTGAGCTCGGTGTCTGCTCTACGGAAGAGGTTTCAACTGGCGGCTGCTGAACGTTGCTATCAGCCGGAGGAGTCTCGGCTGCAGGCGGAGTTTCAGTAGCGGGAGCAGGCGGAGGGGTTGTCTCACTGGCCTTGAGTTGGGACTCGAGCTGCTTCTCGATTTCCGGGGCTTGAGCGAGAAATTCTTCGTCAGAGAGGGTAGGCATTACTGTCCATCCTGTATCAGCTGTTGATAATTCGAAAGGTCAATCTGGGCCTGTTCGGCTTCAGCTCTTACCTGATTCAGGTAGCTTCTGAAGACTTGCACGCCCTTCAGGAACGCAACAGTACCATTTTCATCGCTGTTAATGTTAATGGAATGTTGAAGAACGGCATCCCTGAGGAATCCATCCGCAATGAGCGATCGGAAATCTGGGTTGCTGTTTAGGAGCGTATTAAGGGAAGCACCCAGCCGAATACGGCGGTAGCACTCCGCAATCTCTTGGTCATACATGGTTAAGCACCCTTAGTGAGCTGCGTGTAGCCAATGGCTTCGTTCACTCGACCCAAGTCCAGCAAGCCCTTCGTGATCGTCAGGTCTTGGTTGGATTCGCCCTGGGCTTCCATCTTGGCCATCTCACGGACATGTGCAGTGCCAGTGCCCTGCTCCACCGTATCGAGAGCCTGCTGATCAGCCTTCGCACCCAGCAGCTTGGTCTGAGCCAAGTAGTATTCACGCTTGGCCTGCTCTGTGGCAATTTCGGCTCGGAGCTTCTCGAGCTTGGCTTCAGCCTCAGCCACAACCAACGGATCCGGCTGCGGCTCGAAGTTGGAAATGTCATGAGCCAACTCAGGCATCTTTCGAAGACGGGCGATCTCCGCCATGATCTTCTTGGTGATGTTGAAGTCGACGCTCGGGCCAACCGTCTGCAATACGAAGCTCAGTTCCTGAGCCTTGAGGTTGTCTTCTTCAGCAGATGAGACATCCACAGTGATATCGAACTTGCCGTTGATGCCATCTCGAGTGATCGCCACGAACTGATCGTTCGTCACACGGACGATTTCTTCATCTGCCAGGAAGTCTTTCGACATGGACAAAAACTTCTGACCAATCTTGGCTACGCCACTGGCGTACCGACGAAGGATGCTCATTTCACGCTTGGCAGAGGCAGCCAAGGCACCCTTGATGCCTGCAGCCACATCACCCAGTGAGCCAGCATTTACGCCGCCACCAAAGACCTGTACGCCCGTAAGGCTTTCAGCATCCATCAACTCATGCTGAAGCAGACCCATCGCACTCTGAGGAATCTCAGGGTACTTGTGCATGATGATGAGCTGTTCCGGATTGCCCATCGCCGGGTTGTATTCGTAGTCCTCGCCGTCATCGAACTTGCGACGATTGGGAGCATCCAGGAACTGCTTAGGCATTCCCTGCTGACCGTTCGCAGAACGACCCAACAGATCAATCATGCCCCGGGTGAGTGCTCCCACCGTCTTTTGCTGCTCGATGAGCAACTCACCATCCGGCTCACCGTACCACTTCTTCGGCAGGGGATTGACCGGGATGATGACGAACGGAAACTCTTCGTCACTGAACGGGCTGTCGTCCAGTTGCAGCATCACACCATTGGCCCACACAGCCACGATCGGTTTGAGCTGCCCATCGTTGTTCACATCCCAGAGGGCATACATCTTGTACGCCACGAAACGCTTGCGCTCTTCGTCACTGAACTGGAATGAGTTCGGAGTATTCGTATTGTGCTGAGCTTCGCCAGAAGCTGCTGAAGCATTGGTGCTTACGGCAATCTGGTCGATGTTCTTGTAGCGACCGTCCGCACGCAGCTCGCCTTTGCTTGTCTCAAACGAATAGGCAATGAAGCGAGCATCTGCCAGCTTGCCGTTGCAGCTCGGATCCACGAACAGGTTCATCAGGTCGATGATCTGTACCGTGGGATGGTTCTTGATGATCTTCTCAGTGAGTACCGTCTCCACCTTGGTGACAACACCCACAACCGGAACTTGGTTGGCCTGGGAATAAGCCACCGCCTCTCGACGCTCAACCGGAAGCTTGTTGAACTCCAGCGGATTGGCTAGGAGCTGCATGTCAGCCTGAAGCTGCTGCAGCATGTCTTGTCGTTCCGGGGGAATCGGGAAGAAGCCAAGGGTCGGAATTTCCGTGGGAACCATTTCAGTGATGCGCTTCCAGCCCACTTCGGCCACAACCGTGCCCTGATTGTCGCCTACCCGTACCATTTCATCGATGAAAGCCACCTTGTCGACGTAGGTATCGAACTGGTGGTTCAGCAGCAGTTCAGCCTGTACGGCACCCTGCTTGTCTTCCCAGGTGCGAGGAGAAGCATTGAAGAGCTTGCTCGAGCTTAGGAACGGCTCCGACATGGACGGATGCCGCCATTCGGCATGCTTCTTGATCAGCTTGGGCTGAACTTGGGAACGTCCCTTACGGATTGGAGCAGCGCCCTGACCTGTGGCATTGAGGTAGTCGCTCCACTTCTTGAGGAGTGTTACATACTCCTGCTGGGAAGGGCGAGCTGCATCAATGTCCCCCTGAAGATTGCCGACCTGAGGAGGGTTGGTCCAGCCTGTCTCTTTGGCCAAGTCGACAAAAGTCGGTGGAGTATCAGGGGTATCCATGGACTACCTCAAACGATGTAACTGGACAGCCCAGTGGGCTGGATCGGTTGCACAGTGTCCCACATTGTTGGGATGTGTGGCGAGACTTCCTCAACGGTCATGATACCCGGCTTTTGGGGGACAATGTGAATCAACCGGCTTGTCCCGTCAATACAGTCGTCATGCTTGGATTTTAAGCCTGACGGCGTAGCCAGGTAAAACTCGTGCATCGTCTCCCTGAGCTCAGGGGTGTCCTTGAACTCAGACGGGAAGATGATTTCCCCGCCCTTCAGCTGGGGCAGGATGTTCAGGAAGTAGGACAGCTTGTTGGCTGTGGGGCGGGTTTCAATGACGTTGAACCAATACTGGTACTCGGTCATTTTTTCCTTGATCCAGGAAACGAAGCCAGCCTGTTGGCCGCTCACTTCGATGGTTACGCCCAGGGGACGGTACTTCATGGCCAGCCGGAACAAGTCCTTGATGTTCTGGTCCATGGTCTGCCGCTTCACAACCGCTTCCACCCAACGCCACTTTCCATCGTTGCCGTAGGCCCATACCTTGATCACAGAGAAGTCATTCTTCGGAGACGCCTTCGTAGCGAAGTCGGTGGTGATGTAGTAGTTGTACTTGTGCGGCAGTGGATGCGGTTCAGCCGGTCCCCAGGTGATGTCCATAGGACGAACCAACTGGTTTTCCTCGTTGGTGATGCGAAGCATCATTTCCTGCATAAAGCCATTGCCACTGGTCGTGCTCTGGTCCAGGCAGTAGTCGTACGTAAAGCGATCGGGCCAAGCCCCCTTGAACTCATCTCGAGTACAGGGCCA